GCCTGAAAGCTATTAATAGGTCTATATCCTGATATAGCAGGAATGACGTTTGTTGCGACTGTAACTCCTGCATTTTCTAAATCAGGTTGATCGGGCAACCATTCTCCAAACTTAATCATTGCTGTAACCAAACCTCACTTCCAACATTTTGAGTTGTCCATACTTCTGAACCGACATCTTGTATAGTCCATGTCTCAGATCCATCAGCAATCTCAGTCCAGTCTTCACCAATAATCTTTGCACTAACATCAGTCGTTGCCGTTGTCTCAGAGCTTGCAGAAACACCCACTTCATAGTTTGGAGTAGATGTAACACTTGCCTCAGTAGCTACAGTTGCACTAGCAACAGCAACTCTATTTGCACTAGCAGTAAGTGTCGCAGTTGTGTCTACACTAGCAGAAGGCTGTTGTATTCTTATCGCTGACCCTGAAACACTAGCACTGGTGCTAATATTGCCAACCATTGTGACTTCATAAGTCGCAGTGGCTGTTATTGTTCCAACTGAGGCTGTTGTAGCCTCCATAGTCCTTACTCTTGATGGAGTAGACGTGGCTGTTGCAGTTGTCGCAATAGTTGCTGTAGCAGTTCTGATCTTTGTGCCAGTAGCACTCGCACTCGCACTTGTTGATACTGAGCCTTCTATCTCAATAGCAAACTGGATTTCTCCACTGACACTTGCACTCGTAGAAATGCTTGCCGAACCCTGCAATACCGCAAGGCTTGACAGACTATCCATATTGCCTAAGGCATCGAGACTGTCTATGTTCCCCCAACTATCTAACTGATCTAGAGTTGGGTTAGACCACTCAACCTTTAGCATATCAGAGTTGCTGTCGAAACTTCCTGAGATACTATCTAAAGTTTGCGTAATCTGATCTAGATTGGGGATACCTAAAGCCATAATAAAGCCTTAAATTATGTAGCAGAAATTGTTAAAGAACCGCTTGCTACTTTTAATATATCTCCACTTGCTATTGTTTTTGATGCTGTAAATGCACCATGAAATAAAAGGTTACCTGCTGAACTCGCATCATAGATGCCGAAGTGACTTACGTCACCCCATGAGCCAGTGGCACTATCAAATTCAACTGCACTGTTATTGGATATAGATCCACCTGAGGCAGAAGCAAAAGTGATAGCTTTTCTTGAGTAGTTATTACCAGTTAATTCTGTACCTGAATTATCATCATTTAAACTTGCTGTTGATAATCCTAAATACACTGCTGATGGAGCAGTTGTTGAGGCTGTTCCAGTAAAGTGATCTAGAAATTTAAGTTCTAGATAATCTGACATTGCTGACATTTATTTCTCCTATGATGCAGACGATGATTGTTTTGCGTAGATTGATGATATGTGCAAAGCACCAGTTCCATAGTGAGATCGTTGTTCGTCTTTTCTTATCTCTTCTATAGATCTTGTAAACTTAGCATCATAAGTTGATGCCCTTTGTTCATCCATTAAATAGGTGTAAGCCTCAACCAATGCCCCTGATAAATAAGCATCAGGATGACGAGTTAACATCACATTTGTTGCATTGCTATCTGATAGGGCAGTAAGGCTACCAATATATATTATTTCGGCTGTGTAGTTGTCATCAGGTATAGGTCTGATCTTTAACTCACCACCAACAATAGAATAGGCTGAAGGTCTGCCACTTCCGCCAGTATAGGCAGTATCTAAAGCAGTCGGGCTTTTATATTCTAATACGACATTTGGAGTTGTGTTTAGCTTAATCTCTCTGACCTCTCTCATGTCAGTGGGAAGAGCTATAAACTCATCACCGCTTGTCAATGTGGCAGTCGCTCTTTTTTCCTGATCTCTAGTCTCTAACTCTCTAGATAATCTTGCCTCAGCTAACTGGATAAAGTTAGGGATCTGATCGTCAAGGTCTGTTCTAGCTAGAAAGTTAGCTACCGCAGTTTTTAATTCTGAATATGTTGATATGCTCACATCGAGCCTCCGCCAGTTCTAAAAAATCTGTTATCACTATCGTTAAGCCACTGCTTCCACTTTTTAGAGGCTTCAGGGTTATCCTTTGGATCTCCAAACTTTTGCATAAGTTCTAGATATAAATTGTTTGGTATCTCGGCAACGTGTTGCCAGTGTCTTTGCGTATTGCCAATCATAGATCCTTTTTCGTAGTTATTGGCTTTTCTTTTATTGGCTTCCAAAACCGCTTTAATATGCTGTTTTGTCTCGATGGTGTAAGTGCCATCGTTATTGTCATGCCAAAAAGTTTCTTTCTGCGAATATGGATTACTTGATAATAGTCTAGACATTGTTTCCCCTATAAATAGAAAGGGCGAAATTAATCGCCCTCTCTTCGCTAGTTATTAAGCACCTGATAAACCAATAACTGCACCATGTGCTTTAGGTGCTGTTGGCATCAAGACAAACTCAGTGATGATCTGCTCTTTGATTGCATCACCAGTTCTTGCTAATGTTGTCTTAGTGAAATTTCTTCCATTAAGAGTTCCGATCTTTATGTGATCAGGATCAATAACAAATAACTTGTCATTAGACATAAATCTTGAAGGTGTTAACTCAAGAGTTCCAAAGTCTGTTAAGTAAACAGAAGTTGCACCCACAAATGAAGGGGCTTGACCCTGAGTTGTGTTCACCTGATTTGTTACAAGATTTGTTCCTGCTTGTGATAAGTCAGAAATGTTAGCTTTGTTTGTTGCATCACAAACTAAAACTCTCGGCTTACCACCATCTTGCCATGCCTGAGTTACAGCATCGTCAATTTTGGCTAATGTTAAAGCCTCTTCAGTTCCAGTTAAATCTGCAACATCAGAACCATCACCAGTACCAAATGAAATGTCCGCAGGATCTGCTGATCCATTTGTCATCCATGTTACTAGAGTAGCTGTCTTACGAGGCTCTGAGCCTGACTTAGCTACGTTAAGATCTCCGACAATTTTCTCGATGTCTCTTCTTAACTCAAGTCCTTTTAACACTGACTGGTAAGCACTTTCCTTCGCTCTTCCTGCCTTATCAACACTTTCCAATGTTCCTGAGATTGCAAAGTCTTTTCCTGCAATCTGAGTGTAGTTGTTAAGTCTTGTTGTTGCAGTTGGAGTTGCGTAAGTTGCATCTGCACCTTCAGAAAGACTGTTTTGTCCTGCTGAAGCTAGTTCCTGAACTTGCCACTCTACGAGTGTGCCATTCACTGTTTCTTTTTTTGCTAGTGAAAAGATAGGAGTTTCGTCGCTATCAATCTTATAGATAATATCCGCTAGTTGCTCTTTCTCACCAACTGCGGTTGCGGTTGTATGTGTAGCCATTTAAATTTCTCCTTTAGGCTGATCTGTTTAAAAGTAGTTCAACAGCACCTTCTACAGTGCTATTTTTGTTAAAACGATTAATCATGTCCTGATTACGTTTCGATACAACTTCAGACTTTGTTTTTGGAGATCCTGCTTTAACCATTTTAGGGGCAGTCTTAACCTTCTTTTTGGCTTGAGTTTTGCCACCCATTAACTCATCATACAACATTGCCTTCCTCAAAGTTACAATGGCTCGATGATCACTTGCCTGAGCAATTTCATCATCGGTGTAACCCATTTGGGATTTAGCATATGAGATCACTTTTGACCTCTCAGCTTCTCTGACCTTTTCATCTCTCCATGTAGGTATCTTATCAAGCATTGTATCAAACTCAGCCTTTAGGTGATTTTGATATTGTGCTTGAGCCTCTGCCTGCTGTTGAGCTTTTATAGCCTGCTGTTGTTGCTGTACTTTGGCTAAATTATTTTGCTGAATTTGGTATTCTGCGTGAATACTTGCAAATTCCTCATTGGTCTTTGTTCTTCGCAGTTCTTCCCAATTTGGCTCAGGCACTTGTAATGCTTGCTCCAATTGCTGAAGTCCTTCCGCATACTGATCTCTCAACCGCTTCGTTTCAGCACTTTCTGCCTCAATCGCTTTGCTCTTTTGGGAGACTTCGTTCATGCGTTTATGAAAAGTCCGCTCTCTCTGATAACCACTTAGAGCCTCTTCCAAAGTTACCTCTGCCTCTTCTCCATCAATCTTGACTTTGTAGAGTTGGACTTCTTCTTCGGCTTCTTCGTAATCATCTTCCTGATCGGTTGTATCTTCTACTTCTTCGCCCTCATCGGAGATATCTTCTTCTAAGACTTCCTCTTGCTCTGTTGTTTCTGATACTTGAGCCTCTTCTTCAGGCTCGTTTACTGCCTCTTCTTGAGGGTTAGCTTCTGCTTCCTCCTGAGGTAATAATTGGTCAATTGCTTCGTTAACTGATATAGAACCGCTCTCTCTCGAGTTTACATTTTCCATAATTGTTTTCCCTTATATTATTTTGATTTCCCAATTAGTCTGTCTAATTGAGCCTTAGCAATCCTTCCATTAGCACTAACATTTTCTATTCCTGATTTAAGTGCCTGCAAAGACTGGTAAAGATAGTAGATACGTTCCCTCTCTTCATTGTCCTTTAGTGGTGAGTTTTTCCACGCATCTAAAAATTGTTTTTCTAAATTATCGAAGACCTCTATAAAGACTGCGTTCTTGAGAAGAATGTCAGCCTTATTTCCCTTTTCTAGATCTTCTCTTGCACTCCCTTCCTGCATTAAGATCTCCTAAATGGTGTAAATCCACTTAGCCCCATTTGGTTTGTAAAGTTTGCGGGGCGATAAGCAAACTGGCTAATAAAGTTTTGATTGGCTTTGTTGAAATCAAAACCACTTGGCACATTCATTGGTGCTTGATCTAAACTTGTCGCCCTATAATAAGCATCTCCTGAAGGAAATGGATTGGGGTTACTCGGCATAGATGGTCTTGATGTGTCTACTCTACAAGCCTGCAAATCGTCATCAAACCTATAGCCATCAGGACATACTGGCTGACCGCTAACTGGATTAGTTGTGGCAGGCTTTATAGCTTCAGTTTCTCCACCGCCAACATTCCCCATATTGCCAAAACTTACTTCAGAAGGTGATGTGTCGCTAAAGATACCATACCCATCGACAGCACCAGTAGGGCTTCCCATACCTATCCCAAAACCAGTTGTGCCAGTCACCTGACCGCCTGAGTATGTTGGGGTATAGCCCATATTAATATTATCAATTGTGTTTTGTGCCCCTATCTTGCTTATGTTGTTTAACATAGCACCTATAGGTGTAGGCACGTTTGGCAACATACCCTTTTGTGCAACATTATTAATGTTTGACATAGAAGTCATTTGATCGGCTGTTGTAAAATCACTTACATCAGTTGGATTAGCAAAACCAGTTACACTATTAGGAGAGTAGCCAGTTGTTCCTATAGATGCCATTGCCTGAGGTGATAAACTAGCATTTGCCATAGAAGCTAAGGCTTGATTTGAAGCCATGTTCTGTTGAGCGGTTTGCTGTATGTCATATTGGTCTATAGTGTTGTTATCAGATCCACTAGTTGCCTCTGAAACCTCTTGATCTGACAAACCCATATTTTCGCCATAGCTATCGCTTGTATCTTCAGATCCATCATCTCCACCGCCATCATCAGATCCAAAGCAATACATTGACTGCTCTATAAGATCAGCAGGATCATATCCCTCAAGTAATTTTTTTATTTGAAAACGCATAGCCATTTTTCCTTTTTGATGGTCTGTACCATTGACCCTTTACATTTGTTCCAAAATTCTTTGTTACAAATTCCCTCATAGAGCGAACCATTTCCCTTGTTCTGCCAAATGGACTTATCCAATCTGCAAACCACAAATTATCACCTGACTGCCAATCATTCGGCTGTATCAAATAATTTTCATTTTTTAGTTTGTGAAGTATCTCATCGGATACCCATGCCCATGTACAAGCACCAGTTGGCTTTGAGTCAAAATAGAAAACTCTATACTGCCCTAACTTAACTGGCGGGATAAATATTCTTTTTATGGAGTGCATCTTAAAGTGGTGGTGCGTTGTTGAATGTGCCACCAAATATAAAATGTCTCCTAAAAAATTATGCTCTCGGTAAATTTGTTGAGATCTCTGCATCAGTAACCGCCTTTGCCACCCTTAACTCGGCTTCCATACTTAATTCCTGCCTTCGCATCTCTAACTCTGCCTGCATCTTTTCTCTTGCAAGCTGAATGTCCGCTTGTGCCTTTTCTCTAGCCAGTGCAATATCAGCCTCTAGCTTCATCTTCTTAGCCTCAATCTCAGCCTGAGCCTTTTGCATCTCAGCTTGTGCTACTGGATTTTCTTGTCCTTGCTGTTGTTGCTGTTGCATTTGCAATTGCATCTGCACAGCCTGAGGCGGGTTAAAGAACTGATTAGCATCTTTAAATCCCCCAATTTCGGTAATTTGTCGTAAGGTATTAACATATTGAGATAAGTTACAAATTGGATTGTCTGCTCCCAAAGTTTGCAAAATAGTTTCTTGCTTTTGTGCAATAGCTTGGAGAAAACTGATTTTTTGTTCGTCATCGGCTGTTCCTAACCCTACATTAACAATTACATCAAAACCGCTAGTACCTTCTTGCGGATCAATCGCTACAAATTCATTTCTTAATCTTACTATGCGAGGCTGTTGCTGATAGGATGATATCAGGTGCAATATGCCCTTAAATAAATCCTTAACACCAGTCTCAGCTATAGTTCTTGCGTAACTCTCTAGTTTTTGCTGAGAGCCTCTAACAGTCGCACTAACAGCCGAAGCGGTTGTACTTTGCAAAACAGACGGGTCAAGACCTTGACTTGCTTCACTTATGCCCGTTCTAGATGTTTTTACCTGATCTAGATATTGCATCAGTGGCTGTATCTCACCACCAATACCCTGACCAGTTAAAGGCTGAACTGCACCCGCTTGTCTTGTTCTAATAATACCGCCTGCTGTGCCATCCAATAAATCGTCAAGATTAACCTGACCTTCGACAGCCACCATTCTCGGCAATACTGAGTGATATGTGCTGTCAAGATATTGTCTCAATAATGTTGATTTAATTGTCTGCAAGTCTTGTGTTAGATCGAATAAAGATCTTCCAACAAGTCTATGTGGCATAAGTATTGGTGATATAACTGCGAATGGAATGTAATCTACAACTTCATTTTCTAATATGACATCACCGCCATCACCAATAGACAAAATCCTACGCATCTCAGCAATGCCATCGTCATCATAGTCAACCTTCATTGTGATATCATGCACCACAACTTCATGTTGAGAAGGGTCTACTGGATCATTGCCTGACTGACTTTCTAGATCTTCAAAACGTCTTTGTCTTTCCTCGTCTATGTCGCCATCAATCATGCCTGCATTGTCTTCGATGAGTTTTCTGTCATAACCCATAGACACTAAATCACTCACAGACATAGTTGTCTTGTGACACATGAAATAACAGTCCTCTAGAGACTTAGCCCTGCGGTTAAATAAGAACTCCTCAGGCGGTACATTCTCAATCTTAATCTTGCCTGACTTCTTAGTGATCTTAACTTTTAAATCATAGCTGTTAAGAACCTGAACTTCTTCACCCATTTCATTAATAACAGTGGTGTAGTTCTCTTGTCTTTCAACAACTTCAATGTCAGGGTTAGCCAGTAATAAGGCTAATTCTTCTTCAGTTAGCCCCTCATACTCTTCTTCCTGAACTGTAGAAGTCTCATCCCAACAATACTTAACAACACCTAACTTAAACATTAGGCTGTCCTTAAACCAGTTATACATAATCCTATAACCATCATTGTCGTTATTGATGATATAGTTCACATAATCTGTTAGCTGTTCAGCTTTTTCTACATCCTCAGCAGTTCTCGGAGCATATCTGACATACTTATCGGAACTGGTAAAAATACGCATGAGCGATGGCATGATCTGCTCTATGGCATCAGCAAAGTCAGTAGATACGACAGAGCTTCTGCCTTCGACCTCATTGCCAAATGGCTCTCCTAAATAGTAATCAATAGCCTTTAGTCGGTCAGACGAATACTCAGTTTCAAAATGGTTTTGACTATCGGTTATTTCAGACTGGATAATTGAACCCAATCTTTCATCTGTCATTTTTGCCATTATTTTTTCTTTCTAGCTTTTGCCTGAGCAGTCTTAGACAATTCGCCCATATGAAATAATTTTTTTGAATTTTTTGTGTGCCTTGCCCCTGAGTGCAATGAACCATCAGCCATTTTATGAGTGCCACCTTTATGCTCAGTGCCATCCCTAAAATAATGTTTCATACCTTTGCCCATTACTTTTTCCTCTTGACTATTGTTTTGACATTTTTGCTCGGATTGGCTCTTTTTCTCGCTACAGCCGATTTAATCTGAGACTTTGTCATTGACTTAGCTTTGGCTGTCGGTACACATTTTGGGTAGCCTCTAGATGAGTTCTTTGCAGACTTTCTTCCGCATTTTTCATACCCACCACCCTTTTTAGGTGCAGATATGTCAACCCATTTTTCTTTCTTAAACCACTTGCTAAGACCGCTATTTTTAGGCTTTGCCATTATGCCATCCTATATTTACCGCCACGAGCCTTATAGGTCTTAACGATATAACCTGACTTATAAGCTGAAGGCTTATCGTACTTTCGCCCTGCTTCCGCCTTTACTCTTGCGTATAGTTGTGGGTCTGTTGGCACTGGCTTTTTCTTTTTCTGCGTTGTCTTTTTCTTCATTTAGCTTCCTCACCAAATCATTTTTTACTTTTTGCTCTTCATAGTGAACATCGCACTTGCCATTTTGCTTGCATAACTTTGGAGTTACACAGCCACTGCAAATAGCTAATTCTAAAACTGGTACGTTTGGCTTAGGTCTGCGATAGAACCTGACAATCATTTAGACTTCTTCTTTGTCTTTTTAGGCTTCTTAACTGCTGTTTTTTTGTAAGTGCCTTTTTTCTTGCCCATATTATACATCTTTCTTTTTCCTTCCTCTTTTTTTGAGAGGAACGACATTACTCATAGTCACCCCTCTAGTGGTCTTAACTGGAATAGGCTTAGGCATTTCAACCTCAATCTCTTCAGGCTTGATTTTACCCAATAAACACTTACATCGAGCAGTACATTTCCACTCGTAAGTGCAAACATCACAATGTTGCATTTTACTTCCCCTTTTATTAAAAACTTTTGGTAAGCAATCCCTGACCTTTTTCAAAAAAACTGTAATCAGGAACAGACATTAAATTCGGCTGATTGTAGGGGTTTGAATACTCAAACAATCCTAACTCAAGATTATCATAAGGCTTTCTTGACCTATATTTTTCATCTTTAAGTTTTGGGTCAAACCCCGCTCTTGCCTCTACAATTCTAGCCTCAACTTCGCCTAACTGATTAGTGTAAGCAATCCAATCTGAGTCTCCGCTTCGAGCCATTTTTTCTAATGCCTCTATTCTTTTTGATTGGCTGTCATAGTTCAGTTTGTCTTTAAGTTTTTTGTCCATAACTCTTTCGAGTTTTTTTGCTCGGCTACGCAATTCTTTTTCAGAATATTGCTGAGAATATCTTATAGAACCACTGTACTTTATTTCAGGGTCACTAGCTGTCAAATCATATAATTTTTCATATGCCCTTTTTTGCCACGCATCTCTTTTTGCAGACTTTGCTTTTGGGTATGGATAACCTAATTCGTTAGTTACCTCCCTTCTAATACGATCACCATATCTGTACCAGTCTGTGTTATTGAATAAATATTTTGGCTGAGAACCTTCAACAGATCTCTTTTTTAATATTTTTAGTTGCAAAGCATCGTTTATTATTTTGCTTTCGTCACTTGCCTTCTTGTACTCTTCGGCATTTCTTGCTGACAACTCTCTCTTATTTTGTGCATCAGATATATTAACAGATATATTTTTTTGACCGCTTGATAAATTAGAGCCTTTTGCGAAATTCTCTATGTCCTGAACATTGTGCTGTATTTCATGTAGTAAAATTGACATAACTCTGTCATTTACGTTTTTAGGTGTGTCAGGGTACACATCCCCTAAATTAATTGTAATAAGGTTTTCGTTAGGATAATAACCGCCTAAACTTGATCCGCCATCCACAAATGCTACTTCTGTATTCTTTAATTGCGGATAATTTTCAAACAATTCTTTGTGATCAATTACGTCACTTAATTTTTTAGTTGAAAATGCTTTTCTTATAAGATCCGCCCCTTTTAGCGAAGGGAAAGCATCCTTAGTCAATTCAATAGCATCGTTATAATTTGGAAGTCTTTCGTTAGGAAGCTCTTTTATTGATGCTTTTGTATCATCTATTTCAAATCTATATTTTCCATCAGGCATTTGAAACAAACCCGTTCCAAACTCTCTTTCTGAACCGAAAAATCTAGATGATTGGTTTGGTACACCTTTTCTGTAATCTTGCTTTTCCATAAATTTGTCTAATGGATCAAGAATTTTCTTTTCTTTATTTGCAATTCGGAAATTTTCTGCGTTGATTTTGTCTATTAATTTTATTTCCTGATTATTTAATTTTGCCCTTTCTTTGAATGTTAAATCACCTGAATATATTTTATCTTTTAATAGGCTAAATTCTTCATTTAGTTTGTTAATCTTAGTCTTGTCTACATCTTGTAGCAGAGATTTGGCAGGAAAATTAACCGCACTTTTACCCGCAAATATACCCAAAGCCCCTTCAGGAACTGCATTTGGGATAACTTTCGAGCCTAACAAGCCACCGCCTGCGACATTTAAAGACGTATCAAAGGCTAATTGCTGTAGTTCTTGAGGACTTAATTCGCCTCTAAAAGCCTGACCAAACTTGTTTATTCCGCTATAGGCATCCTTCATAACCTGAGGAAAATCTAAATTATAATCTCCCGCACCCAATCTCGGACTGTCTTCGTAAGGCATGACATTTCTTGATATAGGCATAAAGTATGAAACTAAATTACCTAAAGTCATGTCGCCCTGAACTGGCTGTCTCAAGTTCTGAGAATAAGCATCAGAAGGGTTAAATGCCGATAATAAACCTTGTTGCATATCTAAGCCCACTTCGTCTTATGTGACCAGTACCTTGCAGATAACTTTGATGGATTAGGATCTTGAGCATCATGCCTTGCATAATAGCTTTTCTTCCTCATCTTCTCCGCCTTAGTCTTTGGATTAGCACCCGCACCCTTAACACCCTGCTGACCAAACCTAATTGTCTTTGTCGTATCCCCGACTTTGGCAACAACCACATGAGACTTAGTCTTGTGATTGGGGGTGCGTTTAGGCTGATTATACTTTGTCAATCCTAATCTTTTTAATTTTGGATCAATCTTACTCATTAAACTCGCCTGCCTTTATCCTCTGCAAAAACGCAATAAACTCTTCTTCGCTCAAATCTGC